CCACCCACTGTCCTGGCGAGCCCGCGAGACCGTGGCGGGCCCGCCACGCCGCGGCGGTGACGTGGTTCATCCCGGGCGCGATTGTTTGCTACAGTTGTGTCCGCTGTCGAAGACCCCGGTCGGAGGCAGTTGCCATTCCTCGATAGCTCAATTGGCAGAGCAGCCGGCTGTTAACCGGCAGGTTGTTGGTTCGAGTCCAACTCGGGGAGCGAAGGCCCAGCGGCTCCACCCGCTGGGCCTTTTTGCGTCTCCGGGTCGAAGGGCGCGATGACCGACGGGATGAAGTGCGACATGGGGACGCGCAGCAGGTAGGAGAGCACGGCGAGGTCGTCGGTGCTGAACGCCAGGCGCGCGTTGAGGCGCTCGTACCAGTAGCGCTGCGAGCGGCCGACTCGCTGGGGGAGTGAGTTGCTCGTCAGGCCCTGACGGGCGAGCTCGGCTCGGACCTCAGCGGCAATCATCTCGCGGCCGCTCTCTGCGCGGACCGGCATGGGGATCACGTTCATGCGCTGACCGTATCACCTATGCCGAATGAAATGCCCGCTCATCCGCATAGATTCACGCGTTTGGGGGGTAAATCATCCGACAAGCGGATGATCCATGCTTGCAGTTATCCGCTGAGCGTCTAACACTGTCCCCATGACGGATAACGCAGCACGGCGAGTAGGCCGAAACGTGAAGGCAGAGCTCGCCCGCAACGGGCTGACCCAGGGGGAGCTGGCCGATCGCCTGCGTCTCACGCAGCCCGCGGTGTCGCGGCGTCTCAGCGGCGATGTGCCGTTCAACGTCAACGAGCTCGCGGTGGTTTCGCGAGTCGTCGGCGTCCCCCTCTCCCGGCTCGTCGCGGGGTCCGAGCGTCCGCTCGTCCCCGTCCCCGCCTAGCCACTTCGCACGCCTTCCGCGGATCCGACCCGCGGCCGGCCATCACTTCTAAGGGCATCCCCATGGCACGCATCAAGAGCACAACGCGCCCGAAAACTGGGCGTCTGCACCGGTTCGTCGAGCGCTTCATCATCGCTGACGGCCCCGACGACACCTCCTACCTGGACCGCGCCGACGGTCTTCAGGTGGGACCGCCGTACCCGCGCCGGGCGCTGTCGAAGCGCAGCGCCGAGCAGTGGGTCGACACCCACAACCCGTACATCGACGGGATCCTCGAGGCCGAGCTCTGGGAGCGCGCCTTCTGGTTCTCCCAGGAGGCGGCACGGGAGCGTCGCTCGTCGTCGTCGGCGCTGGTCGCCGTGTGGGTGGCTGCAGCCCTTATCGCGGGTATCGCTCGACTGTTCGTCGGGATCACGAGCGGGGACGGGCTGCTGATGCTCGTCTACCTGTTCGGCGGCCTCGCGGTCTGGCAGCTGTGGTGGGACTCGCTCGCCGATCGGCGCACGAAGTGAGCAGCGAAGCGCCCCTGGCCCCCTTCTCTGACGTGGACGCGTCGAGCCTCGAGCACCTCGAGTTCCGCCCGTCGTGCACGGCCAGCGTCGACAAGGTCGAGTGCGGCAAGGACGCGTCGTTCTCGATGCGGTGTCGTCACTGCGCCACGACAACGCTGCTCTGCGCGGAGCACGTCGCGGAGGTATACCGGCGGGCCCGGAACAGCCCCCGGGTCGGGTGCACGACCTGTCGGGTGTACGCCGCCGAGCTCCGTGACGTCGTCGACATCGTGCCGCTCGGGTTCCGACTGTGATCGTCGTCGGCATCGACCCGTCGCTCTCGTGCACGGGCATCGTCACCGCCGACGACTGGGGCGGCATCGTCACCGGGCGGGCTAAGACGCAGACCCCGCCGACACAGACACTCCGGGCCCGCCGGCGCCGGACCCGGACGGCCCTCGCGCGGATCCTCGACCAGCTCCCGCAGCGCGTCGACCTGTTCGTCGTCGAGGCTCCCTCGCCGCGATCGCAGTTCGGCAGCCACAACGACCGCGTCGGCCTCTACTGGCTGCTCGTCGACCAGCTTCTCGCCCGGGCCGACGTCGCCGAGGTCCTCCCGAAGACCCGCGCGAAGTACGCGACCGGCAACGGCAACGCCGACAAGGCAGCCGTGAAGACCGCGATGCGCGCCGCCTTCCCCCACGTGCCCGTCCCCGACGACAACGTCGCGGACGCCCTGGCCCTCGCCCTCATGGGCCTGCGCCACCTCGGCTCGCCGCTCGACGGCGAGCTCACGCCGAAGCACCTCGACGCCATGGACGCCCCGTCCTGGCCCACCCCTGAAGGAGCAACAGCATGACCGTCCAGATGAACAGCGGGAAGATCCCCGACACCGCGAACGGCCTCGTCGACCTCGAGCGCGAGCTGCTCGACTTCACCGACGCCGATCGGGTGACGGCGATCGTCACGATCAAGGTCACGAAGAAGACGCACGACATGGAGTCGGGCGAGGACTACCCGGTCGTGAAGATGACGCACATCGAGCCGATCCGGTCGCCGGACGCGCTGGCGCAGGTGCTCGAGCTGCAGCAGTCGGCGTACCAGGTGCGCACCGGCGAGACGGCTCTCGACCTCCCCACGGTCGATGACGACGAGGCGGCCGACGCGTGAACGACCTCATCGACGTCTACAACGACCTGATGGCCCGTGCCGGGGCCTCCGACAAGGACCGCGACCTGTGGCTCGCCGAGCGCCGCACCGGCCTGACCGCGACCGAGATCCGCGACCTCTACCTCCGCAAGACGACCGTGCAGCAGCTCGTCGACCTGAAGCTCGGCCGCCGCGTCGACTCGTTCGGCGGCAACCAGTACACGGCGTGGGGCAACACCCGCGAGCCCGTCCTCGCCGACGTCGTGCAGTCCATCTACCCGCTCGTGCAGCCCGAGTCGCGGGTCTTCCACGCGGCCGACGACTCGCGCCGCCTGGCGTCGCCCGACGGTGCCGGCATCGTCCGCGGTGAGCTCGTCGTCGTCGAGATCAAGACGGGGAAGGACGACATCCGTGTCGGCACCCCGGCGTACATCGCGAAGGGCTATGGCATCCAGCAGCAGTGGTCGATGCGCGTCACCGGCGCCCGCCGCTCGCTGTACGTGTCGGAGCAGCACGACAGCGACTGGCAGGACCGCGGCGGCGCCTACCCCGAGCCGACGCCCATGGGCCTCGTGCCCGTCATGGAGTGGGTCGAGTTCGACGAGGCCCTCGTGCGTGAGCTCGACGTCATCGCGACGGGCTTCCTCGTCGCGCTCGACGCGGCCGTGCACGGCGAGGGCGTGGCGTACGACGACGACCTCGACACGCTCGCGGTCAACCTCCTGCGGTTCCGCGAGGAGGAGGCGTCGGCGAAGAAGGCGAAGGAGTCGACGTGGAAGCAGCTGCAGACGTCACTCCGAGAGCAGCACGACGAGCTGTCGCAGGAGTCGCCGCTCGCACGGATCACGTGGCGTGCGGCCGGCACGGCTGACGTCGTCGGCGAGCCGATCGTGACGGTCGACGAGGCGTCGCTGCGAGCCGACCACCCTGACGTCGCTCGCGAGTTCGACGAGGCGAACGCTGCAGTCGAGGCCGCCCTGAACCGTGCGCACAGCGCCGAGGGGGCCTTCCGCGAGCTGGCAGAGAAGTACAGCACCACCACGCCGGGCGAGACGCACCAGGTGTCCACGAAGGAGTCGCTCACGGTCACGGCCGTGAAGCAGAAGGAGATGAAGGCATGACCGGCACCGTGGTGGCGCTCCCGGCGACGGGCGACAGCTCGCAGTGGACCGAGACGGAGAAGGCGCTCGTCGAGGCGGCCGGCCTCGTGTCCGGCCCGGCGAACAACAGGCAGCTGGCCCCGCGACCCGTCGTCGAGGCGTTCCTCCTCCACGCGCGCCGCACCGGGCTCGACCCGATCGCTCGGCAGATCTACTGCATCGAGCGGAAGGGGCGCTGGGGCACGCAGGTGTCGATCGACGGCGCCCGCCTCGTCGCGGAGCGCACGAAGGAGTACCGCGGGCAGACCCCGACGCAGTGGACGAACGACGGCGTGACGTGGGTCGACGTCTGGCTCGACTCGAAGCCGCCGAAGGCAGCCCGGGTCGGCGTCTACCGCGAGGGGTTCGTCGAGCCGCTGGTCGCCGTGGCGACGATGGACGCCTACAACGCGGGCGGCCCGATGTGGACGAAGATGCCGGCGCTCATGCTCGGCAAGTGCGCGGAGATGTTGGCGCTGCGGAAGGCGTTCCCGCAGGACCTCTCGGGCCTGTACTCGACCGAGGAGATGGACCAGGCGGGGCAGCCGAAGCAGGCCGCGCAGGTGCCCGCGCAGCCCCAGCTCGTCGAGGTGGAGCCGTCCGGTCGCGACTGGGTGGCGGAGGCGCGCACGAAGGCCACGACGGCCGAGATCAACGCCCTCTGGGGCGAGGTCCCCGGCCACGAGCGCTCGGCCGAGCTGCTCGCGTCGCTGCGTGCCGTTGGCATGGCGCTCGCGCAGCAGGCCGCGGCCGAGCCGCCGTCGCCCGAACCCGAGAAGCCGTGGGCCGCTCAGGGCGCGCCGGCGGGTGCGGAGTGGGTGGCCGCGACGATCCCGCAGGACGAGGAGGTGCGCCCGGGCGAGGAGGAGACTCCGCCGCTCGAGGGCATGGAGCCCGAGGCGCCGGTGACGGGTGGCGACGACCGTGGCTGAGTTCCGGTGCCGATACTGCGGCGTCAAGTTCGTCACCCGACGCGACCGCTGCGAACACATCGAGCTCTTCTGTGATGACGCACCAATCGAAGAGACCGCCTTCGGCGAGGACGACTTCTGATGGGCGTCGACGGGGCCACCGGCGAGGTCATCGAGGGAGGCGGCCTCGACCCCCGGGTCGCTGACGTGCTCCGCTCGGTCGGCATCCACCACCCCTCGAAAGACGACGTCCTGCACGTGGCCCTCGTCGACGCCGTCTGGCGGACCCTCGGCAGCTCGTACGGCGCGCAGCTCGTCGCGATGCGGTTCGAGGTCGCGCAGGCCCTCCGGCTCGCCGGTGAGGACTACGCGAGGGCGAAGCACCAGACCGAGCGGATCCTCGCTCGCGAGACGGTGCGGCTCGTCGGTGGCGACGCGAAGGTCAGCCGGGCCCTGGCTCAGCAGATGGCCGAGGCGTCCGACGAGTACGACACGGCCCGGCTCAACGAGCTGGTGCAGGAGAAGCGGGAGCAGTGGCTGCGGAAGCTGCTCGACACCTTCGCCGCGGCGATGGACAACCACCGCACGGACCGCGCGGACGACCGCGCGGCTTCCCGATTCGGAGCCTCGGGCCATGTGTCCGAGGAGAGGTAGGAGACGCTCATGGCCGAGTGGCCGAGCAACATGAAGACGGGCCCGATCCGGGAGTGGCCCGGGGCGCTGACCCCGTCGGCCGCACGCAAATTTGCCCCGTTCAAGACGAACGAGATCGACTCATACCGGCGCCGGTCGACGCCGCTGAGCTCGACTCTCGAGCTGCTCGACCGCGAGCTGCGGATGATCGACGGCCGCGATGTCGAGCTGCTCGTCGCGATCGCCCCCGAGCAGTTCCGGCTCGACGGGCAGCCGCGGGCGCAGGCGAAGGCCGAGCACCCCGGAGTGATCCTGTCGCTGCGGTCGCGGCACGGGCAGCTGTCGTACCCGTGCGACACGTTCACGACCTGGCAGGACAACCTGCGGGCGATCGCCCTCGCGCTCGAGGCGCTGCGGAAGGTCGACCGCTACGGCGTCACGTCCCACGGCGAGCAGTACCGCGGCTTCCTCGCGATAGAGAGCGCCCGGGAGGCCGGCCCCGCGATGTCGACGGCGGCGCAGGCTCAAGCATGGATTGAGGCGCTCGTCGCCCCGCACTCCGATGTCCCCATGGCCGAGCACACCCTCACCTGGACGGTCCGGCGCGCCAAGAGTCTGACGCACCCCGACCGGGGCGGCTCGGCGGCGGACTTCAACCTCGTCACGCGCGCCGAGCTGATCCTGCGCCAAGCAGGTGCCCTGTGAGCGTCTCAGTCCGAGGTGGCCTTCAAGGTGCCGTTCTCCTCGAGGTCTTTCAGAGCACCAGCCAGGTCCGCGATAGCTGCGGCGAGGTACTGGATGTCCTGGCTTCTGGAGACGTTGCGGGCGTTGCCGGCGTTGTTGATGGCGCTGTTCAGCTTGCTGCGTGCGGACATGGTGTTCCCCTTCGTGTCGAAGCGCTCAACGTACTGGGGGCGCCCGCGTGAGCGCCATTGACCGTCTCACCGATGACTTCCCCCACGGGACCCCGGACGGCTATGACCGCGGGTGCCGCGGCCGCATCTGCCCATCCACCCCGTCGTGTCTGGCAGCGCGCGTCCGCTTCCAGGGCGACTACGCCTACCGCCGCGAGGTGCTCGCAGCGCGTGCCGAGGCCGCGAAGCCGAAGCCGCGTCGGGGGATGCCTCCGCGCCGGATCTTCACCGCCGAGCACGTCGCGGCGCTACGGGACCTGAACGAGCAGGGGTGGTCCGACAACCGGATCGCGAAACACCTCGGCTTTAGCAACAGCAACGTGTCGCGACGTCGTGACGAGATGGGCCTGCCGGCGAACTTCACCGGCCGCCCGAGGAAGAACAGCCACACCCCTGACCGCGAAGGCCGCGAGCAGGCACACGAAGGAGAGAGTCATGTCTGAGTCCATCGAGCGAGTCGACCCGTCGACGCTCATCATCGCCGCGAACGTCCGCACCGAGACCAAGATCTCGAAGGAGTTCGTCGCGAGCATCAAGCAACACGGCGTGAAGGTACCGATCACCGTGCAGCGCATCGACGAGGGCCTGGCCGTCATCGACGGGCAGCGGCGCACCCTGGCAGCCGTCGACGCCGGCCTGGCCGACGTCCCCGTGTTCGTCGTCGAGCCGCTGTCGGACGAGAAGGACCGCATCGTCGACCAGCTGATCGTCAACGACCAGCGGGAGAGCCTCGGCGCTGTGGAGACGGCGGCCGCGGTGAAGCAGCTCGAGCTGTTCGGCATGACGGCCACGGCGATCGCCCGGAAGACCGGTTACAAGCGCGAGCACGTGAACACGGCGCTGGCAGTCGGGTCGAGCGAGGCCGCGTCGACGGCCTTGCGTGAGCACCAGGTGTCCTTCGATGACGCGGCGATCATCGCAGAGTTCGAGGGCGACGCGGAAGCGCAGAGCGAGCTCGTCCAGTACGCCGCGAGCGGGTACAACCTGCGGCACTCCGCGCAGCAGTGGCGCGACAAGCGGGCGCAGGAGGCGCTCGAGGCGACCATCGAGGCGATGGAGGGCGTCACCCTGATCGGGACGCCGTCGTACGACCAGGCCGACCCGAAATCCGTGCACAGCCTCTACCTCGACGAGGCCAGGCGCGACTCCCTCAACGAGGTCGAGCACGAGCGCCTCGTGGAGCTCGCCGGCGACGGGCTGTGCGCCTACGTCCAGTCGATGGGCTGGTCGTCGGAGGGGCAGAAGTTCGAGGTGCGCTACGCCATCAAGGGCTGGAAGGAGCGCGGGCTGTTCGGCTACGAGTACGGCTCGACGAAGCCGACCACCCCGGAGGAGGTCGAGGCCTTGAAGCAGCAGCGGCGCCTCGACCGCCAGACGACGAAGGACTGGGCGTCGGCCACGACCGTCCGCATCGCCTGGCTGGCGGAGCTCGCGCAGCGCAAGACCATGCCGAAGGGCTGGGAGCTCGAGGTCGCACGTCACGTCGTCAGCACGGCCTCGACGAACTTTTCTCCGAATCAGTGGGCCGCGGTCGCCGCGATCCTGCAGGTCCCCGAGGGCACGAGCGCCTACTCGCGACGGGATGACGTGTCGGCCTGGCTCGAGCAGCACCCGGCACGGGCACCGCACGCCGCCGTAGCGATCGCCTTCGGCGCCATCGAGGGCCGCCAGGACTTCGACCGCAAGGGCTGGCAGGCGCACGACGCTGCCGACCGCATCCGCCGCTACCTGCTGACGCTGCACGGCTGGGGTTACCTGCTCAGCGAGGTCGAGGCGCGCGTTGCCGGCGCCGAGCATGCCGCGGCCGCGTGACAGCGTCAGCGAATGGCGACGCCCTTCTCAGAGGGAACATCCTCGTCGTGCACCAGGGCATCAACAACGTTCGCCAACGACCCGACCAGCGCCGCGAGGGTAGCTATGTCGTCGGACGTGTACTTGTGGCCGGAATCGTTCAAGGTCCGAAGCGTGTCTTGAATACCGCTCATGGCCTCGGGCAAGTTCTTCGCTGCAGTCATGTCCGCACCTTACTGAGGCGTGCGGAGTGACCGCCATCCCGGCCGTAGTCATCGACGCGGTCAGGCGGAGATCGCACGGAACTTGCGAGGGCTGCGGCGTTCGTGAGGCCACAGAGATGCATCACCGCCAGTTCCGTAGCCGCGGGGGGCAGCACTCGGTGGCCAACCTGCTGCACCTCTGCGGGTGGGGCAACCACACCGGGTGTCACGGGATCGCCCACAGCCAGGCCGGTCACGACAAGGGGTGGTCGGTCCAGTCCTGGGCCGTACCCACTGCAATACCGATCCAGCACGCCGCGCACGGCCTCGTCCTCCTGGACGACGTCGGCCGGTGGGCACCAGCACAGAAGGAGGCAGGACCATGGGCGTTCGCAGAGTAGAGCTGCCGTTCGAGGGCCACTTCACCCAGATCCCGAACGCATGGCTAAGGGACCAGCGCCTCTCGCGCCGGGCCCGCGGACTTCTCGGCGAGATCATGACGCACCGCGTCGGATGGCACGTCACGATCAGCAGCCTGCAGAAGGCCGGCAACGAGGGGCGCGACGCGATCCGGACGGCGCTGCTTGAGCTGCGGGAGGCGGGCTACCTGAAGCTCGCGCAGACCCGCGGCGACGGCGGCCGGTTCAACGAGGTCGAGTACGAGCTCTGCGCTCCCGCCATCACCGCTGACGGATTTTCCGACACCGGTGGATTCACCGCTGTCGGCTCAGCCGACGTCGGTTCACCCGACGTCGGTGAATCCGACACTAAGAAGACCATCTACTCAGAAGACCATCTGAAAGAACACGACACCCCCCTACCCCCTGCGGGGGTGAGCCGGGGCGAGGTGGTCGTGAGCGGGGCTGGGTCGTTCGAGTCCTTCTACGAGGCGTACCCGCGGCACACGGGCCGGGCGGCGGCCGAGAGGGCGTTCGCGAAGGCGCTACGGGTCGCGCCGGCCGAGCGGATCGTCGCCGGTGCCCGCCGGTTCGCGGCCGACCCGAACCTGCCGCCCCGCGAGGAGGCGCGGTTCATTCCGCACCCGGCGACCTGGCTCAACGCAGGCCGGTGGGATGACGACGCGCTGCCGGCGCGCGGCGGGGGGCGTGGTCAGGAGAAGCAACAGCAGTCGATCGAGCTCGTCAGGAGCTACCAGCAGCGAGAGGAGCAGGAGCATGAAGAAGTCAGAGCTGGCGATCGTCCTCGCCTGGGTCTCGTCCGTTGACGGGCGACTCATCAACGAGATGACCGTCGAGGCGTGGCACGAGATCATCGGGAGCTACCCGGCGGCCGAGGTGCGGCAGGCGGTCGTGGACCACTACCGCGAGGTGTCGCGGAACGTGTTCCCGGCCGACGTCGTGAAGCGTCTGCAGGTCGACCCGGATCTGGGGCAGTTGCCGAACGCGACCGCCGAGCTGCTCGACGCGCAGAAGGCCGCCTGGTGCAGGGATCACGGCGTGACGGTGGCCGAGTTCGACGAACACCAGCACGACCTCGAATGGGTCACGGCGGTGTCTCGTGGCTGACGCCGTCCAGGAGCGGGGCCCGCAGCACGACGTCGGCGCCGAGCAGTACGTCGTCGGGTCGCTGATGCTGTCCCCGAAGGCGATCTGGGAGGTCCTCGACAGCCTCGTGCCGGCCGACTTCTACCTCCCGAAGCACGAGGTCATCGTGACCGCGGCCGCGCGCCTCGCGCACCAGAACCAGCCGATCGACGTCATCACCCTGATGGACGAGCTCGGCCGGGCTGGCGAGCTCGAGAAGGCGGGCGGCGCCGAGTACCTCCACGTGCTCCACAGCGCACCGAGCACCGCGGCGAACGTCGGCTACTACGTCGACATTGTGAAGGACCGGGCGCTCCGCCGCCGCCTGCAGGACGCCGGCATGCGCGTCGCGCAGATGGGGCAGTCCACCGAGGGAGACGCGTTCGAGCTCGCCGACATCGCCCGGGCCGAGATCGAGGGAGTCGCCGCCGGCGCCCGCGTCGACGTGCACGCCGTCGGGTCGACGATCGACGCGCTGATCGACCGACTCGATAAGAGCCCCGAGTACGTGCCGACGCCGTGGCCGTCGCTCGACAAGCTGATCGGCGGGCTCGCGGCCGGGAACCTCATCATCGTCGGCGCCCGCCCCGGTGAGGGGAAGACGATCGTCGGCTTGCAGTGCGCGACGCGCCTCGCTCACGAGGGCTTAGTCGCGTTCATCAGCCTCGAGATGGGCGAGGACGAGCTGCAGATCCGCCTCATCGCGCAGTACGGCGAGGTGCACATGAAGAGCCTGCGGAACCGGAACCTGAACAAGGAGCAGTGGGGCCGCGTCGCGGTCGCTCGGCAGCGGTTCCAGGAGGCGCCGATCTACATCGGCGACGACATCTCGACCCTGACGCAGATCCGGTCGTTCGTGCGATCGGTCGCGCGGAAGGGGAAGCTCGCGGGCGTCGTCATCGACTACCTGCAGCTCATCGAGGGCGGCGGCAAGGAGAACCGGCAGCAGGACGTCGCGGAGTTCAGCCGCGGCCTCAAGAAGATGGCGAAGCAGCTGCAGGTGCCCGTCATCGCCCTGTCGCAGCTCTCCCGGCCGCCGGCGCAGCGTGCGTCGCGGACGCCGCTGCTGACGGACCTGCGGGAGTCGGGCGCGATCGAGCAGGACGCCGATGTCGTGCTGCTTCTGTCGTACGACCGCGCGAAGAAGCCGGGCGACCTCGAGGTCGTCGTGGCGAAGAACCGGCACGGCGAGATGGGGACGGTCGTCCTCGACTGGCAGGGCCAGTTCGCACGGCTGCGAGACAAGAGCTGGGACCCGTTCGGGTCGACCCAGCTGGACATCTGAGGAGGACGAGATGGCGATCACCAGGACGCGCGAGGTCACCGTGGCCGACGCGTGGGCAGACGACGAGGACGGCGTGACGCTCGAGGCCGGCGACGGCCGGGCGACCCTCACGGTCGACGAGGCGCACGCCTTCGGGCAGCAGATCATCCAGGCCGCGTTCGAGGCGGCACAGACCATCCGGGAGCGCAACGCGCGCACCGGCGACGACACCACGGCTCTCTGAGCCAGGAAGCAGGACACCATGAGCAACCCGAACATCACCATCAATGGCCGGCTGTCGAAGGACCCCGAGGGTCGCACGGCGAACGGCAAGAGCGTGGCCGAGATCACGGTCCCGCAGCAGCGGTCCCGCAAGGTGGACGGCGGCGGGTACGAGAACGTGGGCGGCACGTCGTGGATCACGGCCACCTTCTGGGAAGGCGACGCGGACGCGGTCATGGCGTCGCTCGCGAAGGGCAGCGAGGTCATCGTGACCGGCCAGCTCGCGACGCAGGAGTACCGGACCCGGGAGGGAGAGCAGCGGACGAAGCTCGTGATCGAGTTCCCGAAGGTGGCCCTTGTGCTGAAGTCCGGGCAGGCGCCCTCGGGCGGCGGGCAGCGTCAAGGCGTGGCGGCGCCGCAGGAGCCTTGGGCGAGCGCACCGCCCGCCGCGGACGCGTGGGCGGCGCCGAGCACCGGCGGCGCGACCTACAACGACGAGACGCCGTTCTGATGGACGGCGACAAGGTGCAGGCCACCTACCACGACGGCACGTACGACCCGCTGCCGGGCTCGACCCCGGTGCCTGAGAAGACCCTCGACCGGGCGAAGCTGCTCGCCCACCTCGCCACGAAGGCAGGACACAAGAACCTGCTGATCCACTCCGTCGTCTCGGGCCTCATCACGGCCGTGAAGCGCGGCGATTTCGACACCACCGAGGAGGCCCGGCGATGACCGAGCTCGATACCATGACCACCCCCACCGACGAGGACCTGCTGCAGCTCGCCGCCGCCCGGGCCCGCCGGCGCCTGCTCGAGGCGCCCGCCCTCGTCGGCTACGTCCGCGCCCTCATGGTCCCCGGCCTCGGGGGCGCCCAGGACGGCATGCCCCGCGCTGCGTCGAAGACAGCACCGCTGCCCATGCGGGCCGACGCCGTCGACGACACCGACGACATCTTCGCCCGCCTCACGTACTGGGTGAACTACTGGTCGACGGCCTACAAGGTCGCCCCGCCGTCCGCGGTGCTCGTGCACTGGGCCCGCGACGGCGAGGCCGCCGGCTTCCGAGCCGAGACGACCCCGGCCGGCGCCCAGGCGCTCCTGACGCAGGTCACGACGTGGCTGCTCATCCGGCACGACCTCATCGCCCTGCACGCCGATGGCCCGGTGTTCTTCGACGACGTCAACGAGATGCTGCGCTCCCTGTGGGCGAAGTACCCGACCGCCCCGCGTGCCGCCCGCGGTGTCCTCGACCGTGCCTGCCCGGTCTGTGACAGGTTCGCCTTCGGCGCGCACTGGCCCGACGACGCCGACGTGGACGGGTTCGAGCTGTCGTGCTCGTTCTGCGGGCACAGCCAGCCCGCGGCCGACTTCATCCGCGCCGGCCGCGTCCGCGAGCTCATGCACGAGCTGCGCGAGGAGCACGCCGATCCGCGATCTGAGTGGTGGACCAAGCGGCAGGCGATGCTCGAGCTTGACCTGGGCAAGAGCACGCTGAACCGGTACATCGCCGACGGCGACCTGCAGACGTACACGGTGCAGGGCACGGTCTACGTCAACACCGAGGACCTGCTCACCCTGTGGCGCGCGAAGCGCACCTCGACGAAGGAAACCCGGGCGGTCGGGGCATGAACGGCCGCATCCTGCGGGGCGACGGCTGGGCACTCACGAGTCCAGAGGGCCCGCACGGGCGCGGGTGCGACGCCTTGCTGTCCCACGAGTTCGCGCCAATCTGCGACTGCGGGCTCGTCGAACTCGTCTGGACCGACACGCCGCCAGGCGCGTAGTTGCAGGCCTGGGCCGATCTGAGTTAGCCTGGCGCCAGCGAACCCGACCGCCCGAGCCCTTACCGGCCGGGCGGTTTGGCGTTAACGCAGCTCTCCCCGGGCCCCTCGGGTCGAGAGCCGGGTGCTGATCCTCCTGGGTGTCGGACCATCACGGATCATCTGCGCGGCCGGGCGCCCTTCGGGTGGACGCCCGGCCGCGTCACGTCACCTCGGGGGAGGACGCATGCGCCGCGAAATCGTCAGCACCGTGAGCACCGCCATGAAGGCCGCGGTCGCTCGCGCACAGTCCACGGCAGACAACGCCCGCCAGATGGTCCTGAACCGCGACAAGGTCCTCGCTGACCTCGACGCGGACACGGCGACCCTGGGCGACGCGATCGCCGCGGCGGGTACCGAGCACGCCTCGATGCGCGAGGAGTGGGAGACCGCCGACCAGGCCTTTACGGATCGCCTCGACGGCATCCAGCTCACGCCGGGGCCTCGGGGGAACGACGGCAGCCCGGGCCGCGACGGATCACCTGGCCGCGATGGTGCCGCAGGCAGGACGGTGTGCCGGGCAAGGATGGCGCGCCCGGGAAGGACGGCGCCCCTGGCGCGGCCGCCACCGCAGCGAGCGTCGGGATAAGCAGCGGCACCGCAGCGATGACCGGGACGCTCCTCGCCGGCGCCACCACCGACGTCATCGTGACCCTCAGCACACCGTTCGGGACGGCCGCGTACGCCGCGACCGCGACGATCATCGGCGGCACCGGCCTCCTCGGGAAGCTCGTCGTGCAGGGCATCGTCGGCCAGACCTCCACCACCGTCACCGTGCGGGTGCAGAACACGGGCCTCGCCGGCCTCGCCAGCACCGGCGCCACCATCTCCGTCGTCGCAGTCCGCCTCACCTGACAGGAGCAGCAGCATGGCCGACCACGTCCTCGCCGCACCCAACAAGGGCCTCTACGAGATCGACCTCCCCGCCGAAACGATCGTCACCGTCGAGGTCGAGCCCGCCGGCTCCGAACCCGTCACCGACGTCGAGGTCCTCGTGCACGACGCCGACACCCCGGTGTACGTCCGCAACGGCACCGCCGTCGACGTGCAGGACCCGCAGGCGTACCTCGTCCCACCCGGCACCTCAGCCGCGTACGTCCCCGCCACGACGATCGCGCTCATCTGCGCGTCGGACTCGCGGGTGTCACTGATCCGCCGCTGACCAGACTTCGGTGCGCACCACCCACACACACGCCCACCGGCGATGCGCTCCCGCTCCACCGTCTGACACCCGGTCCTGCGGACGCGCGCACCGCACACCCTGCCTGCCGGGGTGAGTGCGCACCGAATCCACTTCGAGCGGGACCGTCAACGGTCCTCGTGTGTATTCCGCCGAAGGACGCCCACGACGCCGAGTTCACCGGCCAGGCGCACCTGCGGTCCCGCTCGTCGCACCACCAGGGAGGCACGATGCCCCGTGTAGCCGGCCGCCGTCACCGCGAGATGCGAGACGAAGAGAAGGCCCGCTGGTCCCAGGAGAACCGCCCCTGCTGCATCTGCGGCATGGCGACCATCGACTGGGACGCTCCCGCTAACGAACCCGACGCGTTCGAGCTCGAGCACCCTCTGCCGGTGAAGACGCACCCGCACCTCGAGTTCGAGCCGTCGAACAGAAAGCCCTCTCACCACCGGTGCAACCGCGCCAAGGGGGCGGGGCCCAGCATGCCGACCATCGGGACCACGTCCGAGACGTGGTGACTAAAGAGCTAGATGCCGCTCGCGTCCACGGGAATGACAATGCGCTTCGTCAACACGAACGACAGCAGCACCTCGTCCCCGAAAGGCTGCAGCGAGTGCGAGACGATCTCGAACCCACTGTTCAAGACCAGGATCAAGTCCGGGTTGCTCGCATAGTTCACGTCTGCCACGTGGACTCCACCGAGCGTGTCGGGCATCACCGCCTCGGCAGGTATACGCCACGCGACAACTCGAACCTCAGCACCAATGTCAGTCATGAACTCAACGTAACCTTCACCACCGACAACCGCGCGACAACGACCGCGCTCTGACGACTTGACCCGGCAGAACGATACGGTCTCGCCTGGCATGATTCCTGACATGCCGACTCGCCTCTGCCCATACTGCAACGCCATTGCCGACCTAGCCCCCGGCTGGTCGACATCAGAGTTCGCTGGCTACGCCTCGGGTGGAGGCGGCAGGCGCTACCTCGTCCGCATGGCTTGCATATGCATGAACTGCCGCCATCTGAGCATTGCAGTGCTCGAGCACTCCAGCGTCGACGCCCCGGCGGGAACAGCAGCACACACCCTCCGTCGAATCCTGGAGCAAGAGCGGGTGACCAGCTGGACACCACTGGCCGCGTCAGCCCCAGACTTCGACAGAGTCCCCGAACACGTGGCACGCTGCGCTCAGCAGGCCCACGTGAGTCACCAAGTCGGTGCCGAAATCGCCAGCATCTTGATGACCCGCACCACCATCGAGGCCACAGCCAAGAGCAAGGGACTTACCAGCGGCAACTTGTACTCCAAGATCGAAGCTATGGCAGAGCAAGGCATCATCCGGCGCGACGCACTTAACGTCGCACACGCCATCCGGCACCTCGGCAACGACATGGCACACGGCGACGTAGAAGACCCACCCACACCCGAAGACGCCAGCGACGCCCTCAAGCTCATGGACCTCATCCTCAGCGAGGTCTACCAAGCCACCAGCCTCGCCGACGAGATCCTCAAACGCCGCAACGGGTAGGGGCGGTCACATCGCCAGCCACCACCACCCAGGACCATTCGCCGGGAGTGATCTTCCCCACCCACGGGTGCGCACACGCGAACGTCGTGTTCGCGTTCGCAGCACGAGGAGGTCGTGATGGCTCAGACGCCGGAACAGCGACGGGCCGCTGCGCGTGAGCGGATGCGGAAGAAGCGGGAGCAGGAGCGGGGGCAGCGTGCTGCTGCCACCCCAGCGCCCGCGAACGCGGCGAACGTGCCCGAGGCGCGTCCGATGCGCGAGGCCGTCGACAACGCGAACGCTGCCGCTCGGTGGCTGACGCTGTCGGACGAGGCGTCGAAGGAGCAGGCGCGGCAGCTCGCGGATGACGTGGACGCGTCGAACGCTGTCGGCGATCGGGCGGCTGCCCGTGCTGCGCACCGTGCCCTGTCGCGCGTGCTGAACGACCTCGGCGCGACACCTTCCGTGCGGCTGCAGCGCGAGCTGCGGTCCCGGCGACTGATCGAGGAGAAGGGCGGCGGCGATGACGGACACGCTGCGGCCACCGGCACGACAGGCGTCGTCACGCAGTTCGAGCGGCCAGCGCGCCGCGCGAGATAAGCGCTACGGGTCGGTCACGCCTCGGCTGTTCACGCCGCCGCTGCGGGAGCTGACGCCGGAGACGTCGCTGGGCTTCGAGGTGATCGAGTTCGCGGACTGGGCACGGAACCGGCTCGAGGAGCTGGACGCAACCCGCGCGGTCGGCGACGACATCGACTACTTGGGGATGATGCCGCGGCTGCTCGAGTGGCAGCGGTGGCTCCTGATCCACGCGCTCGAGCTGCTGCCGGGCGAGCAGTCGGTGCCGCGGTTCCGCACGGTGCTGCTGCTCGTGGCCCGGCAGAACGGCAAGAGCACGGTGCTGACGGTACTGATCCTGTGGCGCCTGTTCCAGGACCGGGCGCGCATGGTCCTCGAGACTCATGCCTCGCTCGAGCACGCGCGCATGGCGTGGCAGGAAGCCGTCGACATCGCGGAGGCGATCCCCGAGCTGGCCGACGAGATCGCGCAGAACCTCGCGGGCGGCAAGGGGTCGCAGCTGCTGAAGCTTGACGGCGGCGAGCAGTTCAAGATCGCGTCCGCGAACCGTCGCGGCGGCCGCGGGTTCCGCGGTGACCTCGTCATCTTCGACGAGCTCCGCGAGCACCAGGACACCCGAGCGTGGTCGGCGACGTCGAAGACGACTCTGGCCCGGCGCCGCGCGCAGGTCTGGGGCGTCTCGAACGCCGGCGACACGCTCTCGGTCGTGCTGCGCCACCTGCGGAAGGTGGCCCTCGCGGCCATCACGGGCGAGGCTGTCGAAGGCATCCCCGAGGGAGAGGTCGACTCGAGCGCTACCGGTCTGTTCGAGTGGTCGGCCGGCGAAGTCGACGGTGCCCCTCGTGGCATCTGGGACCGCGACGGCTGGGTCGAGGCGAACCCGTCCATGGGGCACACCGAGCTCGACGAGCGCGCGATCGCCGCAGCGGCTGCCGAGGACACAGAGCAGGACTTCCGCACCGAGGTGCTGTGCCAGTTCGTGACCAGTACCGCCACGGGCCCGTTCCCAACGGGCGGCTGGGAGGCCACCCGGGCGGAGCGCGTCGTGCGCGACACCGACCGGCTGGCAACGTACTGCGTCGACACGTCGTGGAACCGGCAGATGACGCACATCGCGCTGGCGTTCTACGACGTCGAGGGGCGTGCTCGCGTGGAGATCGCGGCGTCCCGCGCCGGCACCGAGTGGGTCATCCCGTGGCTGATGTCCCCGCAGCGCAAGATCGAGCCGGAGTTCGTGACACTGCAGGCGAAAGGCGCACCAGTCGGTTCGCTCGTGGCCGAGTTCGAGCGTGCCGGCATCGCGTTCACCGACTGGGGCGGCCCTGACCTCGGGCGCGCCTCCGGCGTGATGTTCGACATGATCCGCCAGGCCGTGGACCCGGAACTGCCCCAGGTGGTCTTCACACACGGCAACCAGCCAGTGCTGGACGTCGCTGCCACGTCGGCCGTCGTCAAGACGTTCGGCGACGGCTGGGGCATCGACCGGCAGAAGTCACCCGAGGACGCCGCACCGCTGGTCGCTGCGCTCGGTGCGCTGTGGCTGCTCAACACCAACCCGGAGCCACGCGGCTCCGCGTACGACGACGAGGACGCGAGCGTGCTCGTGTTCTAGAACGCTGGGAGGCGCCGTGGGACTGCTGGACTTCATCCGCGGCGTGAGCAACGAGATCCGCCCGAACGTGCCGGTCGAGTACATCAACCACCTGACGAGCTCGGTCCTGAACCGGACGCCGGAGGACATGTGGCGGACGCAGCCCGCGCTGCGGTCGGTCGTGTCCTTCCGGGCGCGGAACGTCGCGCAGCTCGGCCTGCACACGTTCCAGCGCGACGGTGAGAGCCGCGAGCGGGTCCGGGACAACCCGGTGGCGCAGCTGCTCCGCCGTCCGAACGCGCACCAGACGACATACGAACTCGTGTACGACCTCGTCGCGATGCTCGACCTCTACGACCGTGCGTACTGGGCGCTCGGCCCCGACGACGACGCGCCCTCGGGCTGGTCGATCCGCTCGGTGCCGGCACCGTGGGTGGTCGGCAAGGCGGGCGGGGACTTCTGGGGACCGGCCGAGTGGATCATCGCGCCCCCCGGCGAGGCTCAGTTCCGAGTCCCGGCGTCGGCGCTCATCTCGTTCATCGGCTGGTCGCCCCTCTCGAGCACCAAGGGCACCCCGCCGATTGACGCGCTGAAGCAGACGCTCGCCGAGCAGATCAGCGCGCAGGAGTTCCGGCTGCAGATGTGGAAGCGCGGCGGCCGCGTCGGCACGTACCTGACCCGCCCGGCTACGGCGCCGGCGTGGGACAAGACCGCTCGCGAGCGATTCCGTGACTCGTTCGCGCAGTACACGGCCAGCGGCGCCAAGGCCGGCGGGACGCCTCTACTCGAGGACGGCATCGAGATGAAGCGCGTGGGCTTCACGGCCCGCGAGGAGGAGTACATCGAGTCGGCGAAGCTCGCCATCTCGACGGTCGCTTCGGTCTACCACGTGAACCCGACCATGATCGGGCAGCTCGACAACGCCAACTTCGCGAACGTCCGCGAGTTCCGTCGCATGCTCTACACAGAGACGCTCGGCCCCCTCATCGCGCAGATCGAGGACCGGCTGAACGCGTTCTTGGTGCCGCAGCTGACGGACGACGATGGGGTCTACGTCGAGTTCAACATCGGCGAGAAGCTGCAGGGCTCGTTCGAGGAGCAGGCCGCGGTGCTGTCGACCTCGACGGGGTCCCCGTGGATGACGCGGAACGAGGCCCGGTCGCGGAACAACCTCCCGGCGATCGAGGGTGGCGACGAGCTCGTGACGCCTCTGAACGTCCTCATCGGCGGGCAGGCGTCGCCGCAGGATGGCGGCACACCGATCGGCACCCTCGCGGCCCTGGCCGAGCTGGTGCAGCGGCGCGCACCGCACACCGTGCGTGTGAATGCCGACGAGCAGCCCCCGGACGAGGACGACGTCGCCGACCTGGGCGAGACGTTCTCGGCGTTCTTCAAGCGGCAGCGACGGGTCGTCCTCTCGGCTCTCGGCGCTAAGGCCCCCGAGTGGTGGGACGAGGACCGATGGAACGAGGAGCTGGCCGACGACTTGCTCGGCAACTCCACGGCCCTCACCAGGACCGTGGGGCGGCGCACGCTGCGCAGCGCGGGGTTGGACCCCGACGCCTACGACACGGAGCGCACGCGCGCGTACCTCGCCGCAGTGGCGGCGTCGACGGCGCGCGGGGTGAACCGGGCGACGAAGGCGCAGCTCGACGCAGCACTCGACGCTGACGAACCGCAGGACGCCCTGCGGAACGTCTTCGACGTGTCGGAGGACGCGCGCTCGGCCGAGGCGGGCCAGACCCTGGCGACGGGGCTGGCCGCGTTCGCTGCGGTCGAGTCCGTGAAGCAGGTGGCGCCCGAGAAGGCGACGAAGACGTGGATCGTCACGTCGGCGGATCCGCGGGCGTCGCACGCGTCACTGAACGGCGAGACGGTCGGCATCGACGACACGTTCTCGAACGGGGCCAAGTGGCCGGGCGACGCGACGGCCCTCGACGTCGACGACATCGCGGGCTGCCAGTGCGCGGTCGAGATCAACCTGCCGTAGGAGGCGACCATGACCACGAAGATCAAGACGACCACGCCGGCCCTGCGCATGAAGGCAGGGCCGGAGGACGGGCTCGAGGAGGGCCAGTTCATGGTCTACCCCTCGACGTTCACCCGGACGCCGGACTCGTACGGCGACGTCGTCGCACCGGGCGCGTTCCTGCAGACCATCGAGGAGTGGAAGGCCTCGGGCCACACCCTGCCGGGACTCTTCGGGCACCGGCTCGACGACCCCGACTTCTACGTCGCGGGCGCGCTCGACATGGGTGAGGACGAGCACGGCTGGTGGGTGAAGGGCGAGTTCGACCTCGAGTCGCCGAAGGGCCCGCAGGTGTACCGCCTCGTGAAGGGCGGCCGGCTGAACCAGCTGTCCTTCGCGTTCGACGTCCTCGAGGAGGGCGTCGTCGACCTCGGTGACGGGGAGACGGCCAACGAGCTGCGCCGCCTGAAGGTCTACGAGTTCTCGTTCGTGCCGATCGGCGCGAACCAGGACACCAGCATCGTCGCGGTCAAGGCGGTCACCGACCAGCTGACCGCCGACGTGAAGGAAGGACGCGTGCTCGCGTCCAAGCACATCGACTCCCTGCGCGCCGCGCAGGAGGCAATCGGGGCCGTCATCACGGCGGCCCTCGGAACCGATGACGACAGCAAGGCCAGCGACGCCAAGGCCAAGGACGAGGAGCTCGCGAGAGCCAAGTCCGAGGAGCTGCAGCGCTCGACCGCGGAGCTGCGATCCATCGAACTGTCCCTCATCTAGGAAGGAGCCCACATGGGTCTCAAGGAACAGCTCGCCGCGGCCCGCAAGGACGCGAGCGAGTTCATCGCCCGGCTCAAGGCCGACGGCCACGAGGTCACCGACGCCGAGCTCGCCGAGGCGCGCACGAAGTCGGACCTCGTCAACGAGCTCGCCGCGAAGGTCGAGCGTCAGGACGCCCTGAAGGGCTTCAGCACCGTGACGGCCGTCGACGAGACGCCCGAGTCGAAGGCGCCCGCCCGCACCCTGGGCGAGCACTTCGCCAAGGCCGTCGGCGACACGCTCCGCGTCGCGCGCGGCCAGAAGGGCTTCTCGGTGTCCGCACCGGAGTTCAAGGCCGCCACCGACGCGCAGTCGATCCCCGCCGTCGTCGCCCCGGCGCTGACGACGATCGACACGAACATCGTCATCGGCACGCGCCGCCGCCTCACGGTCGCGGATCTCCTCGGCTCGGAGACGATCAGCGGCAACGCGCTGACGTACTTCGTCGAGGGTGCGCTCGAGGGCGACTTCGCCACGGTCGCCGAGCTCGGCAAGAAGCCGCAGTTGCACTTCGGTGACCCGACCCCCGTCACGGAGGCGCTCGCGAAGATCGCCGGGTTCCTCAAGGAGTCCGACGAGATCCTCGAGGACGTCCCGTGGCTCATCTCGGCCATCAACAACCGGCTGCTGTACCAGCTCGGCCTCGTCGAGGAGAACCAGCTCCTCTCGGGCACGGGCACGGGCGGCAACATCCGCGGCCTGCTCAACCGGTCGGGCGTGCAGGTCGTCGCCTCGGCGAACCGCACGGACAACGCGGACGCGCTGTTCCGGGCGATCACCGCGGTCGGCCTGAACGGCGGCATCGAGGCGGACGGCCTGGTCATCAACCCGGCCGACTACCAGACGCTCCGTCTGGCGAAGGACGCCAACAACCAGTACTACGGCGGCGGCTTCTTCGCCGGCGAGTACGGGCAGGGCGGCATCGTCCAGCAGCCGCCCGTCTGGGGCCTCCGCACTGTCGTGACCCCGGCGATCGCCGCCGGCACCGCGCTGGTCGGTGCCTACGGCCAGGCCGCGTCCGTCATCCGCAAGGGCGGCGTCCGCGTCGAGACGACCAACTCGGACGTCGACGACTTCGAGTACAACCGCGTGACGGTCCGTGCGGAGGAGCGCCTCGCTCTCGCCGTGCGCCGCCCCGCCGGCTTCGCGAAGGTCACGTTCTCGTCGGTCGCCCCGGCGTGATCCCCGGGCGGGGCTGGCCTTCGGGCTGGCCCCGCCTCCACCTCTGACCGAAGGGAGTCCTGATGGGGCTCAAGGAGTACCGCCACAACGGCGGCACGTACCAGTTCGACACCGACCAGGTGCCGAAGGGGGCCGTCCTCGTCGACGACGCTCTCGCCGCCGAACTCGCGCAGCTCGAGGCCGAGCACAACGCGCAGACGAAGCAGCAGCCGGCGCCGCGAAACAAGGCCCGCGCGGCCGACACGAAGTAGGAGGCCACCGTGGCAGAGCTCGACTCGTTCGCGAAGCCCGAGGACATGGAGGAACGCACCGAGGGGGCCATCCCCGCGACGCGCCCGTTCCTCGACACAGCTCTCGCCGCGGCCTCCCGCGCTATCCGCGACTACTGCGGCTGGCACATCGCCCCTGTCGCCGAGCAGGTGCAGTACGTCGGCGGACGCGACGCCGTGTTCCTCCCCACCCGGAGGATCGCGGCGCTCGTGTCCGTCGTCAACGACGGCACCACGCTCGACACGGGGGCGCTCGACTTCGACGAGGACACCGGTCAGGTGTTCGGCCACCGCTGGTCGACGCGACGCCGCGGCCTCGTCATCACCTATCGGCACGGCCTCGACGAGGTCCCGTCCTTCATCCAGGACCTGACTCTGCAGATCGCCGCCCGCGCCCTCGGGTCGCCGCTCGGCGTCATCCGCGAGCAGTCCCTCGCGTCGTCGATCACGTGGACGGCCACCGCGGCCGGCGTCGCAGGCGGCACTGTGCTGATGCAGCACGAGCAGGAAGCCCTCGCGGCGTACCGGGTCGGGTGGCACTTGTGAGGGCGTCCTTCGCCCGGCTCACCATCGTCCGGTTGCGCTACCCGAAGCGTGTCGACCGGGGGACCGAGGTCACCGACTACACCGCGGTGCCCGACGAGCTCGACATCAAGCGGTGCTGGTACGAACCGACGTCGTCCGTGGAGGACACGGACGCTCGCAGCGCGGTCCTCACGGGCTACACGGTTGACGCCCCGTCGGGCGCGGACATCGTCGCGTCGGATCACGTCCGCATCGCCGGTGTGGAGCACGAGGTCGACGGTCAGCCGCTCGACATCCCGTCCCCGACCGGCGTCCTCGACTCCGTCCGCCTGACGACCAAACGCTGGGAGGGCTGATGCCGAGCAAGGTCCGCATCGAGATCACCCCGGGCGCCATCCAGGAGATCCTGAAGTCGGCCGAGGTGCAGGCTGACCTCCGGGACCGTGCTGAGCGCATCGCGTCCGCGGCAGGCAGCAGCGAGGACTACGAGGTCGACACCCGCGTCGGTCGCACTCGCGCCCGAGCATCCGTCCGCACAGCCTCGTTCGAGGCCATGCGCGACGAGGCTGAGAACCGCACGCTGACCCGAGCGCTGGATGCCGGCCGGTGAGCGCGGAGCTGATCCTCGCCCCCGACCCAGTAGAGGTCGTCGTGGCCGAACTGGCCCGCGTGCTGCCGACCGTCGACGGCTACACCAAGGCAGTAGCAGGTGGCTACGTTCCCTCACCCCGGCCCGCGCTATTCGTGCGCGTGCGCTCGGTGGGCGGCGCGCAGGACGACGTCGCCCACCTGACGCCCACTGTCACCGTCGAGGCGTACGCGTCGAGCGACGGTGCCGCCGCCAGGCTCGGGTGGGTCTGCCACGCGATCATGCTCGCCGCGGGCCGCAACCTCAGCGTGGGCGGCCACCCCTGCAGCAGCGTCGGAGTCTTCTCCCTGCCGCAGGACCTCCCTGATCCGACAACGGACCAGTCACGATCCACCGCGACGTACGCGGTGTCGCTCCGCGGCGTCGTCGCGTAGCACCCACCACACCCATGGCCGCCCCGGGCGGTCTTCCTGCTGCCCGGAAAGGGGCTCACACCATGGTCAACAACGCCTCACGCGTCATCAACGGCAAGCCGGTCGCGGCCGGCGGAGTCGCCGTCGGCCCCCTCGGCACGCCGCTGCCCGAGACCGCCATCGCCGTCCTCGACGAGGCGCTCATCCGCGCCGGCTACATCAGCGAGGGCGGCGTCACGAAGTCCGAGTCCCGCGACGTCAACGAGCTGAAGGACTGGGGCGGCATCACCGTCAAGAAGTCGACCACCGGCTTCGCGGTGACCCTCGCCTTCCAGTTCCTCGAGTACCTCAACCCCGTCGGCGCCCGCGCCGTCTACGGCGACAGCGCGGTCACGGTCACCGCCGCCACCGCCGAGCACGGCGAGCAGATGAAGGTCGCCGTCTCCGGGCAGGAGGCACCGCACCTGTCCTGGTGCTTCGACATGGCCGACGGCGACGCGCACCTCAAGGTCAACGTCCCCGACGGGCAGATCACGGAGACGGGCGACACCCCGTACTCGAACAGCGACGGGGCCGTGCGCGACGTCACCCTCTCCGCCTACCCGGACGAGTTCGGGGTGCTCATTTACGAGCTCACCGACGACGGCCGCAAGACCCCCGTCGTCACCACGGCGGACATCACGCCCGGCGCGTAGCCGGACCAGATCAGTGGGCCGGGAAGACGGGACTCCTCCCGGCCCACTGTCACCCCCACCGGAGTCCCGACACCAGAAGGAGTCCCACCATGGTCTACGAAGTCCCCGCGTCGAAGGCGTCGGTCGATCAGAACGTGTTCACGTTCAAGATCCCCGGCGACCGCCGCACCCACAAGGTCCCCAAGCTGCGGTTCATCAAGCCCTCGCTGATGCGAGAGATGGACGCGCAGGCCAACCGCATCGACCGCGTCTACGCCCTCCTCGAGCACTACGTGCCCGGCGTCGTCGACAAGTTCGAGTCCCTCGACCAGCTCGAGGCCCTGTACGAGAACTGGGCCAAGGAGTCGGGCGTCAGCGTGGGGGAATCCTCGGCCTCCTCCGAGTCCTAGACGCTCACGAGGAGGCCATCCGCTACGACCTCTTCTTGGCCGGGCGATCCCTCGACGATCTGGGATCGCCCGGGTTCTCGTGGCTCGACCTCCGGGCACTGCTCGTCTGGGCTCCCGCGAGCTCCGCCTACGCCCGATCCAACCTCGGCGCCGAGATCGCCTCCTGGGCCGACGTGCAGACGCATCTCCTCGCGTCCGTCGTCGACCTGCTCGCTGGCGCCAATTGGCAGCGCGCGGGCAAGAAGGGCGGCTCGAAGCCCAAGCCGTTGAAGCGCCCGGGCGGCGAGGTCAAGGTCGGCGGCGGCACCGTGATGGAGCTCGACGAGCTCGACAAGTTCCTGGGGTGGTCGCCCCGTCGATGAGGAAGGCGGTGGCGCGTGCCTACCGAACTCGCCACCGCCTACATCTCCCTGGTGCCCTCCATGAAGGGGGCCCAGGGGGAGATCGCCAAGGCACTCGTCCCGGACGCACAGTCCGCCGGCGACGCCGCGGGACGCGAGTCCGGTGGACGCTTCAGCAGCGCCTTCAAGGGCGCGCTCGGTGGCGCGGCGATTGGTGCCGCCCTCGTCGGCAGCTTCGCGGGCCTGTACGCCGTCGGCAGCATCTTCGACGACGTCACCGACACCATCCGTGTCGGCACCGGCGCCCAGGGCGAAGCGCTCGAGGGGCTCTCCGACGTCGCGAAGGACGTCGCGACCTCCGTCCCCGCGAGCTTCGAGGACGCAGGCTCCGCGGTCGCCGACCTCAACACCCGCCTCGGCCTCTCCGGCGACACCCTCAAGACCGTCGCCTCTCAGTACCTCGAAGCCGGCCGCATCCTCGGCACCGAGGTCGACATCAACGCGACCACGGCCGCGTTCTCCGCCTTCGGTATCGAGGGCGAAGCGGTCTCCGGCGCCATGGACGAACTGTTCCAGGTGTCGCAGGCGACCGGCGTCGGCATCAACGAGCTCGCCTCGTCGGTGCAGAAGAACGCACCCGCCGTCCAGAACCTCGGCTTCTCGTTCTCCGAGACAGCAGCACTCGCGGGCTCCCTCGACAAGGCCGGTCTGAACACCGGCCAGGTCATGGGGTCCCTGTCGAAGTCCCTCGTTACCCTCGCGAAGGACGGCCAGGAGCCGCAGGCCGCCTTCGAGGGCGTCATCACCCAGCTCGAAGGGTTCATCGACGCAGGCGACACGGCCGGCGCGATCGACCTCGCCGGGAAGGTCTTCGGCACGAAGGGCGCCAGCCAGCTCGTCGGCGCCATCCAGTCCGGAACCCTCGCTCTCGATGACCTCGTGGGCGCTGCTGGACTCTCGGGCGACACCATCCTCGGTGTCGCGGCCGAGACAGCCGACTTCGCCGAGTCCTGGACCCTCGTCAAGAACAACGCCCTGTCAGCCATCGAGCCGCTCTCCACCGCGGTGTTCAACCTCGCCGGCAACGCCATGGGCGCGGTCGCCACGAAGGCGCAGGAACTCGCCCCGGTCATCTCCGCCGGCCTCACGACCGGTCTCGCCGCGGTGGGGCCGCTCCTGTCCGGTCTTGGCTCGACGCTCGGGCCGCTCATCGGGACCGCGGTGTCGCTGTGGCAGGCGTTCTCCCCACTGTCGCTCATCTTCCAGGTCATCCAGCCGTTGCTACCGACTCTCCTCGGGGCGTTCGCGCAGCTGGCAACGACCCTCGGCGGTGCCCTCACGACCGTCCTGCAGTCGCTGCTGTCCGCTCTCGCACCCGTGGTCACAGTTCTGTCGGCGAACCTCACCACTGTCCTCGCGACGCTGCTACCCGTCATCCTGCAGCTCGCCGGCACCCTGGCTGGTGTCTTCGCTGGGGCCCTGACAACGCTGGCCCCACAGATCGGGCTGCTCGCGGCCACGGTAGGCAGCGTCCTCACGACGGTCCTCGCCGCGCTCGGGCCGGTCCTCGGCCTGGTCGCAGGCCTGCTCGTCTCGGTGCTCGGTGCCGTCATGCCACTGATCCCCGTCATCATCAGCCTCGTCGCGGCGATCCTGCCGCTCGTCGCTCAGCTCATCGGGGCACTCGCCCCGGTGCTGGTGTCCTTGGTGCCGCTGTTCGCCGCGATCATCCAGGCGATCGCGCCGCTCATCACGACGATCATCGGCGTGCTGGTCCCGGTCATCCAGGCCCTGCTCCCGGTCATCACGACGGTCTTCGGCGTGATCGTCAGCATCATCACCGCAGCGATGCAGGTCGTGCAGGGGATCATCCAGGTCGTCACCGGGATCATCACCGGCAACTGGTCGCAGGTGTGGACCGGGCTCGGCAACATCGTCGCCGGCGCGTGGAACCTCATCAAGTCGATCGTGTCGGGCGCCCTCAGCATCCTCGGTGCCGTCATCGGCGCCGCGCTGAACGGCATCCGGTCGATCTTCTCCGGCGTGTGGAACGGGCTCGTCGGCTTGGTCCGCGGGGCCTGGTCCGGCATCACCGGGGCGATCAGCGCCGGCGTCAGCTCCGCGGTCGGGTTCGTGTCCGGACTGCCCCGACAGATCCTCGGGGCACTCGGTGGTCTCGCGGGACTGCTGCTCGGTGTGGGCCGCGACATGATGAACGGCTTCATCGAGGGGGTGAAGGCCACCGCGGGACGCATCCGCGACGCCGTGCTGGGGCCCATCAAGGATTCGGTCGACGCCGTGAAGAACTTCCTCGGCATCCACTCCCCGTCGCGCCTCATGCGCGGCCTCGGTCGCAATACCGGTGAGGGCTACGAGGGCGGCGTCCTCGACTCCGTTCCTGGTGTCAGGTCGGCGTTCGACTCCATGGTCGAGGTCCCCGACGCCGCGGCGTTCGCACCCCGAGTCGGTGCGGGCGCCTATCTCGCCGGCCTCCGCGGCCCGTCAGCGGCGGAAGGGGCTGGCGTGCTGCCCTCGGAGATCGCCCTGTACGACGCCGACGGCAGCATCCTCACGAAGGCGCGCGTCATCTCGAAGACCGAGGTCAAGGCCGCGGCCCGTGACACGGGGACGCGCCTCTCCGCGGGTCGTCAGCGCATCCAGTGATGCAGAGGGGCCGGGCTCAGCCTGGCTCCTCTGCTCGTCTTGAAAGGACCGGCAGATGCTGACCAACTACGTGCCCGACCCTCTCGCCATCGGGCCGCAGTTGCTGCTGCAGGGGAGCGGCGCCACCGTCGAGCGGGTCAAGGACTCCCAGCTCGCGGCCCGCGGCCGCTCCTACAGCGTCCACAGCACGACCGGCGAGGACGGTGCGGCGCGGCTCCCCGCCGCGTGGCGCGCCCCCGCCGCCGCAGGGCAGCCTTGGGCTGCGGCCGGCATGTTCCGCTTCGACCCCACCGTGGTCGCCTCGCAGACGATCCGGCTCATCATCGAGTTCCTCAACGCGCAGGGCACGGTCATCGGTACTGAGTCCGCGGGCATGGTCTACGACCTCTCCGCGGGGTTCTACGAGACGGCACCCGGGTCAGGGTTGTTCGTCGTCGGGCACGCCGAGATGGGCCCCGACCGGTCGTACCCGGCGGACCTGTTCCAACAGACCAGCGACACCATCTACGAGCTGACAACCTCTGACGCTGACCCGGTGCCCCCGCCCGGCCCCATCCAGGTGTTCGGGACCGCGCCGGAAGGCACAGCCTCCGTCAACGTCGCGGTCACCGGGACCGCGTTCTTCGTCACTCAGCTGATCCTCGTCGCGGCGACGCCAGCGACCATGCCGAACTTCTTCACCGGCGCGTCCGGGCCCTACAACGCCTGGACCGGCCCGGCCAACGCATCGACGTCGCTGTACTACCAGACGTCACCGCAGCTCGTCCCGAAGGTCGACAGGTCTCCCGTGGAACGAGTGGAGATGACCTTCCGGGAGGTGCTGCCCGGCGCTACCTACGTCAACGTGTGGCGGGTGGCAGACGGCCGCACCATGGAGGTGCGAGGTGGCCTCCGCCGGTACGCCGTCGGCGGGTTCCCGCTCATCGACTACGAGGCTCCGTTCGGGGTGCCCATCACGTACCGGGCGGAGATGTTCACCGACGACACCATGACGGTGTCGATGGGCTTCACGGAGACCGCTGTGACGGTCCTCGACGCGAAGCAGCCTTGCGTGCACCAGCCCCTCAATCCGGCGGTGGCTGTGTGGCCCCGCGCTATGGCTGGCACGGCCGCGGACGTCGTCCGCCGGACACCGGGCGAGCTCGTCTACGTCGAGGGTGCCGAGGTCGGGACCTGGCTCGGGCAGCAACGCCGAGGAGCGGAGGGCGTCGACTTCAACCTGCTGACGGAGAGCATCGCCGACGCCGACCTCTTCCAGTCCGTCCTCGGCCGGTACGGGGAGTCCTCCGGCGCAGTGGTGTGCATCCGCATCCCGCCGCCCATGCGCATCCCACGGACCTTCTTCGGGACGATCGACGAGCTCCACGAGGTCGCCTTCGATGTCGCCCGCGACGGCGGCGCGGTCATGTTCACCTTCACGGCGAACGAGGCCCGCCCGCCGGCTCCGGGTCTGGTCCCTGCTCTCCTCCGCCGCGACGACGTCGATGCCGCCTACCCGACCCGGGCTGAGCGCGCTTCGGCGTACCTCACGCGCCTCGACCGCGATCGCGACTTCACCCTCGCGGGATTGGCTGGCTGATGCGCGTCCACTCCGACCAGCTCCTCGAGGTGCTCGAGTACTCCTTCGAGCGACGATGGCTGGCGGATCTGTACTACGACGGGGAGAGGAAGGTCGCCGACCTCCCCATCATCGATCCGAAGTTCGACGATGACGGTGGCGCCCTAGTCCAGTCGACCGGGTCCGTCACCGTCATCTACCAGGGCGACTTCGCGGACTCGCTCTCCCCGACGACGGTCAGCGATCTGCTCGCACCGGCCGGCGCCGAGCTCGCCGTCTACTGCATCGTGTCAGCGGGCGACTTCACCGAGCGCGTCGAGATGGGCTGGTACCGCATCGTCGAGACGCCGTCCGCGAAGGACTTCACCGCGAAGTACGGCAGCCGGCGCATCACCCTCGGCTCTCGGGTCGAGCTCACCCTGCAGGATCGGTTCCACCGGGTGCAGCGGGACCGGTTCGATGTTCCTGGGTCGCCGGCGAAGCTGACGTCGGTGTTCGCGGAGGTCGCGAAGCAGACGCAGTTGCAGCTGACGAAGATGGTCCCCGACAAGCCGATCCCGCGCTCGATCGCCTTCGAGGAGGACCGGCTCGAGTACGTCTACGACCTCGTCGCAGTGCTCGGTGCCGTCCCCTACATGCGGCCGGACGGATCGCTCGGTCAGCGGACCATCACGTGGCCCGCCCCTGGCCCAGTGCTCCGCGGCGGGAACGGGGGGAGCCTCATCAGTCTCGCCCGGTCGCTGTCGTCGGAAGCGGTCTACAACAGGGTCGCGTTCCGCAGCACAGCGGGTGACCAGACCTCGATCGTCGCCACGGCCGAGATCACCCAGGGCCCTCTTCGGGTGCGGAACGCGGACGGGTCGCCCTCGCCGGCGGGCCGCGTCACCTACTACGCCTCGAGCGAGTTCGTCACCTCTCGCACGCAGGCGCAGGCGTACGTCAACGACCTGTTGCCACGGGTGTCCACCATGCAGGCACTCGAGGTGCCCGTCGTCGAGAAGTTCAACCCCCTGCGCGAGGTCGGTGACGTCGTGCCCATCGAGCACCCCACCGGGGACCTGCTGGGCCGCGTGCGCACGATCAGCCGAGACTCCGGCGCTACCCAGGCCCTGACGTTGGAGGTGAACCCGTGACGACCGACGTCGAGCAGCTCGAGTCGCTCCTCGGGGACAAGTCCCGGGTCGGGATGTACGCAGGCGCATTCGTTTCCTACGAGGACAAGGCCGCCACCGTGGACCTCGAGGGGAGCCGGCTCCTTGGGATCAAGTCCGCGACACCGTACCTGCCCGCGGTCGGCGAGCAGGTGTGGGTCCAGTTCATCGACGGAGTTCCATGGCTGCTCGGCCCGACCGTCATCCCGCCGGGCGACGGCACGATCGTCACCGTCAGCAGTGAGTCCGCAGTCGTCGAGACCGACATCGGTCGGATCACGGCGACCTACACGGCAGGGCAGGCGCTGTCCTCCGGACAGAACGTGAAGCTGTACTGGCAGGGCGGCCCACACGTGATCGGCCCGCTCGCTACAACCCCGCCGCCCAAGCCGACTCCGGACCCGCCGGCCCCGTCACCCTCGAGCCGCCACGTCGACGTCTTCACGGCCGTCGACGCTGGCTCCTGGTCAGGGGCTTACGGCTGGCGTCAGGCGCAGGTGTGGGCGTCCGACAGCCTCCTCGGCGCCTGGTTCTACGGCTCGAAGATCCGCGACACACTCGCCGACGCCGCGGTCGAGAAGATCGAGATCTGGTCGACCCTGACGCAGATCCGCGGCAACCCGCCCGTCTTCGCCACCCACCCCCACGCCGGCAAGCCCACGGGCGCTCCCGCCCTGTCCTCGTCAACGGCCACCCCCGTCGCATCCGGTAGGTGGGTGCAGCTCCCACTGTCCTTCGGCCAGTTCCTCGCCAGCAACGTCGGCGGCATCGGGCTGAACCACGGCGGCTACAACAAGTTCCGCTCGCTCGCTGAGGACCCGCAGTCGGGTGCTCTGCGCATCACCTCGATCTACTAAGGAGTCCCGATGGCTGCAGACAGCTACGGCCCCAAGGGCGAGCCCCAGTTCGCCGGTTCTGGCGCCTCGGCCGACGCCGAAGACCTCACTCTCCTCGGCGAGTTCGCCGCCGACGTCGGCAACAACCGTGTCGGCACGACCGCCGAGCGCGACGCCGCCACAGCGGCCGGTGAGGCGTACGACGGTCTCACCTGGTGGGACACCACCCTCCGACGCCGCTTCCAGCGCGTTGGCACGTCGTGGCGTCCCGCCGGAGCGCTGATGGACGGAGACCTTCGCGAGGGCACCACCGCCGCGAACGGCGTCGTCGGTGTCGGGCACAGCCTCGGCGCGGTCCCTCGTGCCGTCCTCATCACCGGGACCGGCCGCGGTGCCGTGCCTGGCGAGCTGACCTACATCGTGACCGCGAAGACCGAGCTGATCTTCAACGTGAACGTCTACCGGAACGGCAGCCCGTTCGCCAACAACCCCGTCGGGTTCCACTGGCTGGCCCTCGCATGAGCACCGTGCTCGACCTGATCGTCATCCCCAACACGGCCGACGTCATCACGAACGGTCGGCAGCTCATCTCACGGGCCCTGCTGCCCGGGTTCCTCGCCGCGTCCGCCGCGTTCCGAGCTGAGACCGGCCGGCCCGTGTACGTCGCTGAGGGGTACCGGTCAGACGAGGAGCAGCGGCGCATCTTCGTCGAGCGCTACTACGTCGTCGACCGGCGCACGAGCGTCCTCTACGAGGGCAAGTACTGGGCGAAGCACCCCGGAGTGCCGGTAGCCGCCATCCCCGGCAGCACCGCGGCGAAGCACAGGCTCGGCGAGGCGCTCGACCTCTGGTCCGGCATCGACTCGTCCTTCACTTCACGCGAGCACCTCATCTGGGTGCGCGTCGCGAAGCCGCACGGCTGGGACAACACCGGGCGCAGCTTCGGCGAGCCCTGGCACCAGCAGGGCACCCCCGGTCTCTCACCCGCGTCCTCGGGCGCCGTCGTCATCGACATCCCCATCGAGTCCGAGGAGGACGACATGTTCAAACCGCAGCTGTCCCGCAACACCAAGACGAAGCGAGTCGCCTTCTTCTTCCCCGACCGCGTCGTCGAGACCGAGAGCGAGGAGCAGATCTACCGGCTCGGTCGCGGCTGGAACGTCCTCAAGGCTGGACAGGCATGGACTGACGTCGTGAACGACATCGACGACGCCGAGTACAACGCCACCGTGACCGAGATCAACGCGAGCCGCACGAAGACCCGCGGCGAGTACGTGAAGGCCATCGCTCAGGGCGTGTGGGACCACGTCGTCGCCGGGTGGAACGGCAAGCAGAGCGCCCGCAACCGCCTCGCCGGCATCGACGAGAAGGCCGGCAAGCGATGATCGCGACCGACCCGAAGCTGAACGACCGGAGGCTGCGGTGGGAGCGCACGATCTGGGTCATCGACATGGTCGCCTACGCCGTCATGGCCGTGAACGGCGCCTCCGCGCTCTGGTTCACCTCGCCATTCGTGCAGGAGGAGATCCGGCTCCCCGCCGTCATCGTCGTGTGGGGCGTGCTCATGCTCGCGGGCGGCGCCGGCGGCTTCTTCGGCCGCCTCTTCGGGCTCTGGGCGGTCGAGGTCATCCTCAACGTCTCCGCCTGGTCCGGGGCCGTCTGCTACGCGATCATCATCTTCTCCGCGGTCACCTCGGGATCCTCGCTCGTAATCCTCGGCATGGTCGTGCTCGCGTTCCTGTTCATGTTCCGCCGCTACTGCGAGCTGCAGATCTTCACCAGCGAGCCCGGGCTCACCACGTTCACCGAGAAGGTGCGGTCCCTGCTCCGCCGCCGCACGGGGTACGTCGTCCGCCGCAACCACTACTAGGGGGCTCCGTGGTGGACACCACCCTGCTCGTCGCCCTCGGAGGCGGCGCCGGTATCTCCCTCATGCTCCGCGAGATCATCTCGGTCCTCGCGACCGTCCGCTCCGGTGTCAGCGCCCGGGAGGGAAAGCGGCGGACCGACATCGTGCAGCAGCGCGACGAGGCAATTCTCCGTGCCGACGCCGAGGCGGCGAAGCGCCGCAACATCCAGGAGTACGCCGCGCGACTGCGTGTGCAGCTCATCGAGAACGGCCTCGAGCCGGGCGACCCGCCCGTCATCGAGCGCACCACACCCACCCAGGAGGAAGCATGACCACCGCCCCGCAGCACCTCGCCGCCGTCGACGAGCGACCGTCCCTTGCCCAGCTCGGTACCCAGATCGCCAACCCGGTCCGCGCGACCGTCCGCACCGTCGTGCAGTTCCTGATCGGCGCCGTGCCCGTCCTGAACATCGCGGCCGGCATCGTCCTCAGCACACTGCAGCAGCAGAGCGACTTCGTCGTCCCCTCCTGGGCCTTCGTGGCGCTGAACGGCATCCTCGTCGCGACCGCGCTGCTCATCGCTTTCGTCACGCGGCTCATGGCAGCCCCGGCAGTCAACGCCTGGATCACGCTCTACGTCCCCTGGCTGGCGCCCCTGAAGCGGTCGTGAGCCCGTGTTCTGGCTCCTCGTCATCGCCGTCCTGATCCTCGCGTACAGCCCCACGCTCGACTCCCTCGACTGACCCAGCCGCCTGCGGGCGGCTCTCGTGAAAGGCCCCCGCATGGCGAACTTCCCTGTGCCCACTTTCGACCCGACCACGGGCCGACTCCCCGACGTCGTGCACGACGCGCTCGGCCGCGACTTCTCGAAGCACATGGTCGTCAACGTGTACGACTACGGCGCCATCGACGTCAGCGCATACGACGTCAGCACCCGCGAGAAGCTCGACGCGGTGCCGTCCTCGCAGTTCGCTCTCGACCTCGCGATCGCGGCGGCCGAGAAGCTGGCCTCGACGAGTGCTGAGACGCGCGTGTGGATCCAGATCCCGTACGGCGCCGTTCGGGGCTCCATCTGGATCAAGACGCCGTACGTCTGCGTCATGGGTCCGGGAGCCCTCGTCGCGGGCTCCGGCACCGAGGGCGAGGTGTTGGTCTCGTCGAGCCTCGACAAGGCGCTCGTCCGATTCCACACCTTCATCCGCGACCTGACGTGCAAGCCGCTGAACGCGGCGCTGTTCCGTGGCACGTGCGCCGTGCGCGTCCGTGGTGCTGCCTTCGTCCACGTCCAGGGCATCCGCGTCCGCGACCTCCCCGTCGGCGTCCTGTTCGAGACGTGGGAGAACCTCGCCGGCCAACAGAACAAGAACATCACGATCGGCGGCATCCCGAACGAGTTCGTCAACGTCGACTACGCGGTCAAGACGAACCACCGAACGGGCACCACGTGGGACGCCACGGCGGACTCGTGGTTCTTCGGCAACATCGTCCGGAACGCCTACATCAGCCACGGCTACATCGAGGGAGCTGACGGGTTCCACGCGTTCAAGAACGCGTTCTTCTCCGTCGGACGGGACTCGCCCGACACGTTCCACAAGGCCATGAAGTCGCACGGCTGGTACTACGGCCCCCGGACAGCCTTCGGGTTCTTCGACGACAACGAAGTGTTCGAGACCGGATACTCCGGCGTCTACCTCGACCGGTGCGCCAGCGTCCAGGTCCGCGGCAACAACTTCGGCTGGTGTGGCCAGATCAAGCAAACGCCGACGGTTCTGATCAACACCACAGCGGCGTTCCTCACCGGAGCGCACCTCGTCGACGGCAACACGATGGACCTCTGCACCGGGCCCGGGATCGGGATCATCGGGGACGGCAACGCGGGGAACATCCTCATCCCCGGGTCGAACAACATTCGTCTGATGGGCGACGAGCAGCGCAACGTCTACCGCGGCGACCAGTTCGGCAACGGGCCGCTGAAGACGAACGACCTCGCCCAGATCTACGTCGCGCCCACCGTGGTCGGGCTGCCCCAGGTGACGCACACGTGGAAGCCGCGAGGCAGCCGCAAGAGCGTCATCGACATGAAGGGCATGTACTCGAGCGCCCGTCGGACCCCGTGGCCGGACCACACCGAGACGATCACGAACCATACGCGCGACTTCACGGTCGGGCAGGGGCAGACGCTGTGCAACCTGGCGTCGACGACCGACCCGGTGTCGGCGACGACCTACGTGGGCATCGTGGAGGTGATCGCGAAGAACACGGACGGCTCCTACGTCGGACGGTACGAGTTCACGGTGGCGTCGAACGGCACGAACAAGACCGTCGCGAACCTCCGGACCGCTGGCTCCGTCTCGTCGATCGCGGACGGCCGGACGCCTGCGTTCGTCTTCTCGATCCCGCAGGCGGGCCTGCTGACGGCCACGGCTCAAGGCAACACCGCCGGCAAGTTCGAGTTCACCGTCAAGGCAATGGGTCTTGTCCAGGCCAGCTACACGGCTGCGGAGTTTGCCCTCCTCCCGCTCGTAGAGACCCCATCCGGCACCTGACAGACCGCAGCACCAACAAGGCCCCCTGCCCCTCTTGCGAGGCGGCAGGGGGCCTTATCGTGCGTTCAGATCTCCGTCTCCTCCGCGAACCGGAAAACGTAGTCGGGTGTCGAGTCCAGAGAGAAATATTCGTAGACATACGTTCTGCGCCACCGGACATCGCCCTGATCGCTCGAATACTCGAGAACGACGTGATGTGGTCGCGAAGGCAGCGGGTCCACCCTCCGCCCCATCAGAATCGGGTCAGTCCACACGGCGCCTCCGGAGCCTCTCGGTGCGCCTGTGAGGTTTGCTGCCTCCTTCTTCGAGGGCCGGCCGTCCCCGCGGTCGTATGTAAGGGACACTCGCCGAGCCGTGTTTTCGGACAGGTTTCGGATCACAAATTTTTGCTGGTCGGCGTCGGCGACGTAGTCCACTTCCAGGTCTGGCTTGGTGATGAGCCCGAGAGCTCGGCTGCTCTCTCGCGCTGTTGATGCGCTGTCACGCGCGGCGAGACCGGCGTAGAGCGCTGCCACTGCACTTGCTGCGGCGGCAACACCGTTTGCGTCTAACCCGGCGACTGCCAACACCGCGTAGAGCGCAGCGATGACAGCCACGATGACGGCAGCCGGGATGATGTTTTTCAGGCGAAAGCGAGGCATTGTTCGACCGTACCTTTAGCTGACGGTGACTCAGATCGGAGAGGCTGGTCGGGTAATCTGCCCGATGGGGAAAGGTTGACGATTAACTAGCGGGTGGAACATTCATCGACGTCCGCAGGTGTTCCGTACCCGGCCAGGGTCTCGCCCCTGGCCATCGGCGACATCATCCTCCGCTTCGACGGGGCGCACCTGGCCAACGCCGCCTCCGCATCGTTCGGCCCGCTGCGCGCCGGGCGGCTGCTCTAGCTCGAACGGCGGTCGACCCACCAGCGCAAGCATTCGACCGGGTCGCCGCGAGTGCAGAACCGGTCGTCGCTGTTGCGCGGGTCGTAGGCGACCCAGCCGTCGTGCGGGTACCACGAGACGCTGTACCAGCCGGGCAACCCCGGCCTGTCTGACCTGATGTGGAACGAGTGCGGCCGCTCCACGCGCGCCTCCGCCTGCAGCGTGTAGATGCCGACCCGGCGCCGCTCGGTGAGGTTCGCCCCGCGCTCTTCCATCTGACGATCCCAGGACCGCTTATCGGGTTGCACTGCCATGGCGGCACCGTAGGTCCCGCCCCCGACATCGGCCCGCGGCACGAAAAAGCCCCACCTGGCCTTCCCGGTCGGGTGGGGCTTTCTCATCGTCTAAGGGTTTACATGCGGGCGAGGATCTCGGCCTTCTTCGTGTCGAACTCATCCTGCGTGAGGATGCCTCCCTGGCGCAGCCCTTCGAGCTGCTGCAGCTGCGCCCCGAGGTCGACGGGCGCCGGGGCAGGTGCGGGAGCGGCGGCCGGTGCGGCAGGCGTGGACACGGGAGTCGTTGCGGCGACGGGGCCGCCCAGCATGAGCTGCTGCAGGAGCGCCTTCACGTTCGCAGCCTCGGCGTGCGAGACGCGGAAGTCGATCGTGTTGCCCGTCGTGATGACCGACACCACCGTGTTCCGGAAGCCGTCGCGGGCGGTCGTGACGCTGCTGATGCTGCGGATCGGGATCATTTCCGTCCCCGCTCGTCCGTTCTGAACCCCTGTGGCGAAGAGGCTCATACCTCCGGTGGCTAGGCCAGCCATGATCTTTCCTCCGGAGACGCCGCGGGGGAGTTCCCACTCGATGCGGTCGTTCCAGATCTCGACCTTGGCGTTCTTGCCGCTGATGTGGGAGGTGAACGTGAGAAGTGCTGCCGTCATGGCTCGATCGTAGGTGAGGGCATGTCGGGTCGTCATCCCCTGAGACGGGGGAGGCAGTGCCGGAGGGCTTCGGGACCCTCCGGCACCGCCGGTCAGGTTAGCTTCACGCAGCGAGCGGTTGGCTCCGGGAGGGAGGTCTTTCGTCGTCGACGAGTCGGAGGTGGCCGCGGCGGGGGAGTGACGTTGCGGCAGCCGCGGCACGAACGGCGTCGAGGCCGACGTGCAGGTACCGCTCGGTCGTCGCGAGCGAGGAGTGGCCGAGGAAGTCCTGGACTGCCCGGAGGTCGCGGGTGCCGTTGTAGGCGCTCGTGGCGGCCGCGTGGCGGAGGCTGTGCGGGTTCGCGCCGAGCCGTCGCGTAATGATCTTGTTCACGCTCGCCGGGTGCATGTGACCGCCGTACCGGCCCGGGAAATAGTAGCCACCTTGGCGCTCGTCCTCGAGCTCGAGGAGCACCTGCATCAGGTCGTCGTTGATCGGGACGCGGCGCTGCTTCTCGCCCTTGCCCGTGATGCGGAGCACGTCGTACTCGCGGTGCTTCGTGTGGAGCGTGGCGATCTCGCTGAGGCGAAGGCCAGCCAGCCGACCGAGGAGGATCATCGCCGACTCCTCGAGGGTGGAGCCTACGAGTGCGAGCTGCACCTCGCCGTCGGCTGCCAGGCGCGGCACCTTCCGGGGAACTCGGATGGGAGCCAAGCCGAGGGAGGGGTCTTCCGCTATTCGGCCGGTGCGATGGGCCCACCCGTAGAACGTGCGGAAGGAGGACCTCATCGACTTGCGGGTCTCGGCGGAGTGGCTGGTGCGCCGCTCGGCGAGGAACCGCTCGAGGTCGGGCAGGGTGACGGACATCAGGTCCGGGTGGAGGGCGTGCAGGTGTTCGATGTGGCCGAGTCGCTGCTTGACGGTGCCGAGGCTACGGCCGGCGGCGAGTAGTGAGTTGCGGTACTCCTTCATCAT